ATACGCTAGAGTTAATGCTTTCTTATATGCTTGTAGAACACTTAAATTTAGAGGTGGTAAATTTGATACAGACTTACTTCCATCAGCACATCCGTTATCAAGTAAGAAATCACTATCAAAAGGTATTTATGATGACATAGATTTTACAATTCCTAAAGGGGCCAAAGAAGAAGCTAAAAGAGGTCTTGCTTGGAGAAAAGAATATGGACGAGGTGGAACATCAGTCGGTTTGTCATCAGCAAGATACATTATAAACAACACAACTGTAAGTCCACAAAAGGCTAGACATATTGCTAAATACTTCCCAAGACATGAGATCGACAAAAGAGCAGATGGTTATAGTCCGGGAGAAGATGGCTATCCAAGTAATGGAAGAATTGCTTGGGCTTTATGGGGTGGTAATGCCGGTAGAGATTGGAGTAATAAACTTGTACGAGCCATGAACAGAAGAGATGAACAAAACAAATTTACAAGTGCTATTGAATTGATAGACAGAAGAAATGCACTTAGAGAGATGAAAAAAGAAACTCGTGTAAGTAGATTTGAAAATGCAGAAGTAAAAAATGACATTTGGAGTGCATACGATAGATTGTTAGGTAATTGGGATTATGTACTTGCTAGTGTTTATTATGATCTATTAAAAAAACAAGTAAACACAATTAATAAAACACTTGCAGAAAATACTGCAACAACATCTGGTATTTTAAATTTACTTAATTCACAAATAGATCGACAAACAACTTTAGATTGGAAGGACGAGTTAATTCCATATTATGAAAGCATGACTTTAGATTTTGCTTATTTTCAAGTTGATCTTTTATTGCCCGAAGAAGCTAAAGAAAACTTCGTATTTAATGAAACAGAACAAGAGCAAATTCTTAGATCAAGAAAAAGAGTGCCTAGACAAGTCATATTAACTGAGGGATTTTATCCAAGAAGAAAACGTGGACAGGCAATACCAATTAATAATACAAGATACAATAGAAGCGCAAAAGCATTCATAGAACAAAGATTAAATACTTTTTTGCCTGATATGAGTGTAACTATGAAGAATAACCTTAATAGATCATTGAGAAAAAGCCTAGATGAAGCTACTAAATTAGGTCTTACAGGTGTTGATCTTGATGATTACCTAAGAAAAGGTATTTCTAAAAGTTTAGGAAAAAAGAACCTAGGCAGAGCTATGAATATAGCAAGAACAGAGGGTAGCGCTTTATCTAATTGGAGTACAAACGAGAGTGCAAAACAAACAGGATTAATACTTGAAAAAGAATGGATAACTAGAAGAGATGGACTAGTTCGTGATAGTCATTTGTTTATGGATACAGTAAGAGTAAATCAAGATAATGATTTTACTGTTCAAGGTTACAAAATGAATTATCCGGGAGATAGTAGCCAAGGAGCACCGGCAGGGCTAGTATGTAATTGTAGATGTAGCATGATTTTTCATGAAAGTAGGATATAATAGGAGTCAATATGGCAAAGCAATTTAAAGAATTTAAACTTTCTACAACTGATGAAGTTGAGGGAAAAGTAGAAGCAGTTTTTTCTGTGTTCAACGAAGTAGATAGTGACGGAGATGTCGTCCTACCTAATTCCATAAAATCCGGTTACGGAGAAAAAGGAGTCGCAATGGTCTGGGCTCATGATTGGAAAGATGTCGTTGGTAGAGGAGAAATAGTAGATGACGGAGACAAAGCCGTATTTAAAGGTCAATTCATCATGGATACAGAAAGAGGCAGAGACGCTTTCAATACTGTTAAAGCCATGGGAGATCTACAACAATGGTCATTTGGTTATGAAGTAGATGACTATGAAGTTGGAATGTTTAAAAAAGATAGCCAAGAAATAGAAGTACGATATTTAAAAAATGTAAAAGTTTGGGAAGTCAGTCCTGTATTAGTTGGGGCAAATCAAAATACATCAACATTATCTGTAAAGAGTGATGAGGACATGAGAGATGATTGCGTTAAAGATACAGAGATTCAAGAAATAAAAGAGCCAAAAAGATTTAACGAAGATGTGGACGAGTTGCTTATCAAGTTGTCTACTGTGTTAAAAAGGGCTAAGGAGCTTACTGCCTTACGCTTAAAGAAAGAAAAACTATTGTCGGAAAGTTCTACTGATGTACTTGAAGAGTTACAAGACACATTACAAGAGGTGTTTCAAGATATAGACACACTTCTTGATATTGCAAGTCCTAAACAAGACGAGGAAACAATAGACGATACGACAATTCTATTACAGACTGAAGAATTACTATTGGAAACAATAGAATTAGAAGTCGAAGGAGAAATATAAATTATGGCAAATCTAAACGATTTGAAGGTAGAACTTCAAGATCTTAGAGAGTCCACAATGGCTGATTTCAAAGGGATCGAATCCACAGGATTTGACGCAGAGAAAAAAAGCGAGTGGGCAAAGCGTAATGAGAGAATGTCCGAATTAGTAGATCAAATTAAAGAAGCTACTAAAATAGAAACTGAAAAAAAAGAGCTTGAAGAAGCTATCGAGGCAGGAAAAGTTGTTGAGCCAAAAGGCATACACTTCGAAAAGTCACAAGAAGCACCTAAAACTCTTGGTGGTCAGTTTTTAGATTCAGACGCTTACAAAGCGTTCAAAGAAAATGGACAAAAAAACATTACATCTGAGTTGAAGTTCAATATGGGCATAAAAGCCGATACAACTGAATCAACAATGCCACCTCCAGTAGTAAGAGCACCAAGAATACAAGAATCTGCACAAGATGATCCTTTTGCAATTCCTAACTTGATCGACACTATCACAACTGATCAGTATCAATACAAGTATCTTGAAGAAACTACTTTTACAAACGCAGGTGGAGCAATTGCTGAAGCAGGAACATACGCAGAAGATACTCTTGCATTTACCGAAAGAACTGAAAACATTAGAAAATTAGGTTCATTCGTACCAATGACAGAAGAACTTCTTGCTGATATGTCTGCTGCACAAGGCTACATTGATTCAAGACTACGTTTCATGGTTCAACAAAATGTTAGTGATCAAATTATTGATGGATCCGGATCTGGTGCAAACCTAACCGGTATCTTGAATAAAGCAGGAATCAATACTTTTGATTATGCTTCATTTGGTGGAAACCTTAAAAGAATTGGACAAGTACTAGAAGCAATCACAGAAATACAAAAAGATAGCTTCTTGCAACCTGACGCAATTCTTATGCACCCTAGCGATTGGTATCAAGTTATAACTGAAGTTAATGCCGTAACAACAAGTGGATCTTTAAATCCATTATTTGTTGGTGCAGGTAACTTTGGTTCAGGTGTTGCTGCAACTCTTTGGGGATTGCCAGTAGTTCCTACAACTGAACTATCAGCAGGTACTGCATTAGTTGGTGTATTTGGTGGTGGACAAGCTATTCATATAGTCGCAAGACAAGGTATGGAAGTCAGCATGTCCGATAGCCATGCATCTAACTTTGCAAAAGATATAGTTGTTATGAAAGCTTCTGTGAGAATGGGACTACCTATTTACAGACCAGCAGCATTCTGTTCAATTACAAACTTCTAAGAGATTAGAAAAAACAATGGTAACTTCCTCAGACTTAGGTTTGGGGAAGTCCAATGTTAGAAAGGAAAATATGGCTCATACACTTAAAAAAGATACTTGGCAAGACGAAGAAGGCAAAGTAGCACAATCTAATGATAAACTTCCAAACGGTTGGAAAAAAGGCAAATTATTAGGTCGTAAAGGCATGGAAGTTACAGATTTACAAGCTAAAGAGTGGGGATTAGATAAAAAAGCTAAAGCACCTGCTGAAAATAAAGGCAAGTAATTAACAATGGCCCACGATCAGTACTGCGATAAAGACGATTTAAAGGCCTATGTAGGTCTTACTGGTACTGGTCAAAATGATAATATAGACAACGCAATTAATGCAGCTTCTAGGGAGATAGATCAACTCTGTAATAGAGTTTTTTATGAAACAGAAGCTGTTGAACATAAATACTTCAATGCAGTTGATCCATTAAGCATTGTAGTTCCAGACATTTCTAAAACTACAAGTCTAGTAGTTAAGTTAGACACAACAGATGACGGAACACATGAAACAACATTAACAATAGATACAGACTTTTATTTAAATCCTATTAATCCACCACAGATTGCAACTGTCGGTGGAACAATATACTATGAACCATACAACGAGCTTAGAATTTTAAGCACAAGATCAAGCGAAAGGTTCGATCC